CCAGAGAGAAGAGCAGAGCTAAAGAAATGGATTGTATCTACTGTATACCCATCACTAGAAGAGACACCAGGCAATGAAGGTTGGATTTGGTTGACTGGAACTATTGTTCATTATGATTCTTTCTTGCAAAATATTATTGACGGACATAAAGATGCTAAAAAAGATAATCGTAGTTACCCGTGGGATGTTACTTTCCACAGAGCTGTTGAAGATGGAAAGCCATTATGGCCAGAACAATTCTCTTTAAAGAAGTTAGATAATAAAAGAAAAGAATTTATTGAAGCTGGACTTGTTAATAAGTTTGCTCAAGAATATATGAATGATGCTAGAGATTCGTCTTCTGCCGCTTTTAAAGTTGATAGAATCCAGTATTACAACCACAAATTTGAAGTAAAAGGTAACTATGCTTATCTCATAGACAATAAAGAAGCAATTCCTATAAATGTTTACCTAGGGGTTGACCTTGCTGCAACAGCAACAAAGACATCTGACTATCAAGTTATTCTTGTTATGGGTATTGATGCTAACAAAAATAGATATATATTAGACTATTTTAGAGAAAAGATACCAGCGTTTGATATGGCCGATAAAATTGTAGGTATGGCCAGAGATTACCACCCAGTAAGAAGGGTTACTATTGAAACTGTAGCAGCACAAGAGATGGTAAGAGATATGACAACAAGAATATCTGTAAAAGACAGAAGATTATTACCTGGAATATTTAAAGGGGTAAAACCTCCCTATGGAATTAAGAAAGAAGATAGGCTAGAAACATCTCTTGGACCTATTGTTAATTCTAAAAAACTTTACATCAAGAAACATATGACTGAAATAGTAGACGAACTGTTTGAACATCCAAAACCAAAGAACGATGACTTGATGGATGCTTTATATTATGCAGATTACTTTGCTAAAGCACCTAGTAGTACGGCTATTGAAGCAAAAAACTTTGCAGAAAATATAGAAAAGAACGTTAATATTAAAAAAAATAAGATATATAATTGGATAACTGGGTCTATTGACTGATAGTTCTTGCCTACCGAATGGCAAAATTTGTAAATTTCAACGAATAATTATATCTCTTTTTAAGGAACTTTATGGAATATGACAAAAGAGCGTTAAAGAATCAAGAACTGTTTGACAGGTACAAGAATGATAGACAGGCTTGGGAAAATGACGCTAGACAGGATTTAGATTTTTATTTAGGGAATCATTTTACTCAGAATGAGTCAAATGAATTAGCCTCACGAAACCAAGCAGATGTTCCTATGGATAGAATATCTCCAGCGGTAGAGAGGTTAAAAAGTATGCTTACTGCTAGACCACCTACCTTTACAGTGGTTCCTAGAGAAGATTCTGACACTTCACTAGCTTATGTATGGAGAGAAGTGATGGGGTTTGCTTGGCAGAACTCAGAAGGAGATACTCAAGTTAAACAAGCAATACATGATTATTGCGTATTGGGACTTGGTTTTTTGTATACATATATTGATTATGACTCCGATTTTGGTAAAGGAGATATAAAGTTCTCATACCTTGACCCGTTTAGAGTTTATGTACCAGCTTCTTCAAGAGATAGATTTTTTACTGATGCTGACAATATTATTCTGTCAACAATATTAACTGAAGACCAGGTATTAAATTTATATCCAGAGCTTGGTGCTGGAGTTGACGAAGAAACTGGAGAGCCTATTGATAGGTTAATTGACCAAATATCTGCATACTCTAAAGATGACGAGTATCCAAGCAATGTCAATAAAAATTCTACCAATAGCTACACACCTGATGTTGTTAGAGGGTATACAGAACAGAATTATAAAAGATTTCAGATATTAGAAAGGTTCTATAAAGTAAAAGTTCCATATTATAGATTATTAGACAACCAAAATGGAAAAGAATTTATTGTTGATGAATCTGACTTTAAGATATTTTTAGAAAGTAATAAAAAATTAATAGAGAAAGGCTTGATAGACATAACTCAAGTCTACCAAAATAGGATTAAGGTTGTAGCAACTATTGGTGAGGTAGTGCTATATGAGGCAATATTAAACACTGACGTTTACCCAATAGTACCTATAGCAAATGTTTGGACACAAACTCCTTATCCTCGTTCTGATGTCTCCAGGGCGAGACCAATGCAGCGTTTGCTAAATAAGTTATGGTCCTTAGCACTATCTCACGCACAAGCTTCTGCAGGTTTAAAGCTTATGGTTCCTTTAGGAAGTGTAGAAAATTTATCTCAGTTAGAAAAAGATTGGGCTAATCCAAATGCAGTAATAGAGGTTGACTCTTCTCAAGGAGAACCTCATTATCCAGCTCCACAACCTCTAACTGGAGAGTTTTATAGGTTGATACAGCAGTGTGAATTTTATATAAACTTTATTTTTGGTATTCCAGAAATAATGCAAGGAGTTGGAGACAAAGCTCCAGATACTGCAAGAGGGACAGAAAGAATTATTGCTCTTGGTAGCGAAAGACCTAAATCAAAATTAAGAGATATAGAATTTAGTATTAAGAGATTAGGTAAAGTAATGTATAATTATGCTAAAACACATTATGATGTTCCAAAGCTAATGCGTTTAGTTCAACCTAATAACGATATTACAGAAATGTTAGCTCAAATTTATACAGATAAAACAAGAGTTGTATTTGATTTAAAGAAAGATAAACATAACCTAGAACAGCATGATGTAGGTATTGAGTCTGGTTCTACACTACCAACAAGTAAATATGCTGAACTTGCTGTTTATATGGAAGCATACCAAATGGGAATTGTTGACCAAGTGGAAGTGTTAAAGAAAAACCCAGACATCTTTGACAAAGAAGGTATCTTGTCTCGTATGAACGAGCGTGCAGCTATGGAACAACAAATAGGTGCAATGGGAGAAGAAATAAAGAATTTACAGGGAGACCTGCAAACGGCTACAAGAGAGTCTATATCTGATAGAAAACGAACTGAAGTTGAGAAATTTAAGACTCGTTTAAGAGATATAGAATCTAACGCCACTGCCGATAGGCGTGTTAGTAAAAACAAGTTAAACGACAAGGTGTTGCTGGAACTTGAGAAATTACGTGGAGAGATAAAAGTAATTGAATCTCAAATGCGTAGTTCTTCTAAAGACAAGGACTAGACATCAAAGGAGATTAATATGAGTAATGAAACATCAACAACCGATACTCAAGCTTCAGAATCTATGGATAAGGTTCAAGCTGAGTCTCAACAAGAGGGTACTTTAGAAATGAATGAAGATATGAATTGGGAAAAAGAAGCTAAAAAGTTTCAGTCTATGTATGATAGAGCTGAATCTGAAAGTAAGCATCTAAGCCAATACAAACCTTTAATTAATTTACTAGAGCAACGACCTGACCTTGTAGAGACTTTAAGAGATAATATTGTCGGAAACAATGGTGAGAATAAAACAACTGAAGCACAACAGTTAAACGAAGACGAGTTCAATCCGTGGGAAGCGTACAACAAACCTGGTTCTTCATCATACGAACATCGTGTGAGCCAAGAAGAGGCTAGGATAAACAGTGCTGTAAATAATGCTATGAGAGGGCAAGAACAGAAACAGTTTCTTTCTCAAACCGTAAACACTTTGAAGAGTGATTTTGGTATGAAGTCTGATGAAGTGCAAGAATTTATGCAATTCACACAGCAGCCAAAAGAACAAGTTCCTTTGGAGAACCTGGTAAAACTATACAAGATGAACAAGGGCGAATACAAAGAACCAGTCATCAAAAAGCCAGACACAACGAATCAAGCTAGAACTGCAGGTGTATTACAAGGAGGAAGTATTCCTACCAAGTCTGAACAAGATGGAATGTGGGACCAAATTCTGAATGCGGCTAACTCTGGTAGCATTAGCAGAGGAATAAAACGTAATAGTAAAAAATAGGAGAATACAATGGCAATAAGCGGACAAATCAAGTCAACGAACTTGACACAAACCACTACTGCTGCTGATTATGGAGTTGCTCCAGATAGAAGAAGATTATATAACTTTTCTGATAGGATTGCTGAACTAGCACCTGAAGAAAGTCCTTTCTTCGTATATCTGAGCAAAACTGCTAAACTCCCTACGGATGATTCTTTGTTTCGTTATCTTGAAGATAGAACAAAGATTAATTATACAAGTAGAGAGTTCCTTTTAAAAGGTAATCACGATAGTAGTGCAACACAAGCTTCTGGCGATACCGTATCCTTTACTGTAGACACCCCTGCGGGTGCCGCAGTAGACTTCCTTGTAAAAGGAATGGTCTTTGCTGTAAGAACATTAGGTGGAACTGAAGACGATGCAACTTACGCTAACATAGTAGTTAGAGTAGAAGATGCACCAGTTCAGAATAGTTCAGATACAACTTTCACAGGTAAAGTTATTTCTGTATCATCTACTGCTACTAATGCAAATAAGCTTTTAGATAATAAAAGAGCTCAAATCATTGGTACAGCTTACGCAGAAGGTTCTGGTTCACCAGACGTTTTCTCAGACAGTATGGAAGATAATTATGGGTATACCCAGATTTTCAAAACAGCTGCTGAGATTTCAAACACAGCATATGCTACACAACTACGTGGAGTATCTAATGAGTTTGAAAGAGTGTTAGCTCAAAAAATGAGAGAACACAAAATTGATATGGAAAGAGCATTTCTTTTCAATCAGAAAGCAAAAGTAGGCGGAGTACAATACTCAGAAGGTCTAGTAGGTCACATCATTAAAAACAGTACAGTAGTAGGCGGTACATCTGATTTATCATATACTTCAGGTAAAGCATACTTCAGAACTGCAAAAGCTGCAGAGCTTACATATGATAGACTATTATCAGACTTTGAAGTATTGTTTGACCCTGCTAGAGGCGGAAGCAACGAAAGATTAGCATTAGCTTCTCTTCCTGTTATTTCCTTCTTTAACAAAATGGGTAACGGCTCGTTTTCTGATATATCAACTGCTAGTACACAATACCAAATCAATATGGATGAACTATCAGGACAGTATGGTCACCAGTTAATGGAGATTAATACAGTTCACGGTTCAGTATATCTAGTGAAAGAACCTCTATTCAGAGGACATTCATCTGGTATGATGTGTATGGCTGATATGAGTAAAGTATACTATAGACCATTAGTAGGTAATGGAATCAATCGTGATACTCAAGTTCAAACAAATGTACAAGCTGCAGATGAGGACTTAAGAAAAGACATGATTATTACTGAAGCTGGACTAGAAGTATGTCTTCCAGAATCACACTACTTAATTAACTTAGAAGGAGTGTAATAAAATGAGAAGTGCATATTTAGAACAGAATAGTGGTTCAAGTGACTTAAAACTAAAATACGAACAAATTGCAGCAGCAAGAACGCTAACTGCAGCTGATTCAGGAAAAGTATTCGGAGTTAATCAGGCATCTGCCTATGAGATTACTTTACCTTTAGCAGCTACAGCTGGTGCTGGCTGGCATTGTAAATTTGTTTTATCAACAGTAGCTTCTAACGCAGTTACTATTGCTAACAATACTGACGAAGATACTATCGTTGGTGTAACAGTTGGAGCAGATGCTTCAGCAGGTAGTTCAGCAGAATCTGCAGTTGATGAAATCGTATTTATCAGTGGTGCAGCATTAGGTGACCAAGTAGAAATCTTTTGTAATGGTATTAATTACTTTGCAAAAGCTCTAGCACACGATGTAGCACATGTTACTATATCATAAACTAATCCGTGAGGATTAACAGTATTGGATACTGTGGGGTTGTTCGTATAAAGGTACAACCCCAAAATCCAAAAAGAATTTTAAACTAATAGGAGAATACAATGGCAGTATATAACTCAAATGTAAAAATAGTTATTAACGATATAAGCAGTGCAGCAGATTCAGTATCTGGCTCTTTAGCAGCAGATATTAAAGCAGCAGTAAATGCTTTAGATAGCACTAGTCAAGCAATTATAGATATTTCAGTAGTAAAGCTTGATGCAACTAGAGTAGCCTACATTATACTATACACTTAATAGATGAGTAAGTGTCAACACTGTAACAAACCTAACAAGGATGGGCTATTTAATTGTCCTTCTTGCGGGTTGAGAGCACATCCTCCAAAGTGGAGCACTCAATTTGTTTTAAGAGATACGCCAATGGCAACTGCTATTAGAAAAGACCAAATAGATTTTGGAACTATGAGTATGGATAAACACATAGAAAGAACTAATAAAAAGAATGAAAAAGAACGTGCAAAGAAAATAGATAGCATGATATTTGGAGAAGATAAATAATGTATGGAACAATTAAAAGCTCAAAGCTTAATGGCAAAAGAAGAAAGTATGCTATGAGTAAAAAAAAGAAAAAGAAAGTAGTTAGGAAGAAAAAATGATTGACCTTTTAGATATGCATGAACAAGGTAGAAAGAAGCAAAGCTCTGTTATAGAAGACCTTTATAATAAGTTTTTTCATCCAATCAATAAAGTATTAAATGGTGCTATAACAAACGAAGAATATAAAGAGTCTTTAAGCACTAGGCTTGTAAATAAAACATTAGATAGGCTTAAAATGGAAGATAATCCAGAAACTGAAATAAATGAAATGGATATGTATAGAGAAAATATGGATAAATTTATGAAAGGTACTCTCTTGTCAGAAAGTAGTGGAAAATATGGAGCAGAATCTGAATCTTCCACAGCTAGCGGAGGCTATCAATTTCTTAGAGGTCCAGATGAATATGTTCAAGGAAAACACCCTGCAAGTATTACCGCAATTAATAGAACAGAAAGTCTTCTTGGGGAAGAAGTTCCATTTGGAGAAGATTTTAGAGGTCATAGACAAGCTAGTTTATTACAACCTTCAGACCAAGATGCTTTATTTTTAGGAAATTTTCTTGCAGCTCCAGGAAGCGATGATTATTTACAAGGAATATTTGAAGGGGATATGGAAACCGCTATAAATGCGTATTTAGATATACACCATACAAATCCAGCAAATGACGCAGGAGCAAGCGAACAAGAGGTATTAGATAATGCACGTAGAGCTTTTTCTTCAGTTTATTTTCCGCCGTTAAAGTCGGTAGATAGTATCACCAACAATAAGAATATAAAAACATTAAATAATATTAGAGTGAGGTAAGGGAGAATAATGGCCGAATCATTTAAAGACCAAGTAGATGCAATAACAGGTTTTGGAACCACAGAAAATGATGCGTTATCTGACTGGCTTACAGCTGGTGCTAGGTTAGTATTAAATGCTATACCTATACACAAACTAGATAGAATAGCTAGCAATGAAAATTTTACAAATACTGTAGATGTTGAAGGAAGAAGAATATTAAGCGTATTAAGAAGAGATGAAAATAATAGCGGTGTAGCTATGCCTTGTAGAAAATTACCACCATCAATGATGGGTAAAGTAAGCGATTCAAATTATATGGAAGCAGCTTCAACAAGCGACCCAGCATATATTATATATGACAAAGTTTTGAATATATTTCCTACAGTGGTTAGCAGTAATCATAGTAGGTTAATTGCTATTAATACAGACATTGCAGTTTTACACGGTGCTACAGACATAGATAATTTTCCAGACGAAGCAGAGTATGCAGTAACATTGTATGCTGCAAGGCAAGCTATAGAAAGAAAAGTTTCAGATGCTAATGTAGATGAAGATATAGAGATGGCAGCATCTTATAGTAATCAATATGCAATAGTAGATGCTCAGTATAAAGAGGCATTACAGCTTTTAGGAGTAGAAGAAATAGATGAAAGAAAACTACAAAAGGATGCTAGATAATGGCTGTTACTACAAGCTGGACAAAACAAACTATAGCACCTTCTAGCTCTTGGACAGAAGATTTAGACGTTGTTTCTACTACTTGGAGTGAGCAGGTTATAAGTCCAATTTCTACATGGACAGAAGATTTAGATGTTGTTGCTACCACTTGGAGTGAGCAAGTAATAGCACCTTCTACTAGCTGGACAGAAACTTTGGAACAATTCAAGTTTTGGGCAGATGGTAACATTCTTTGGCAAAACGTAACGAATAATTATGAGGACTTATAATGGCAGCAATAGAATTTAATGGAAAACAAATACTTAGTAGAGTACAACAGGCAGTACCTGATGTATCAGAAAACTATGTATTGAATCTTATCAACGAAGCATTAATAGATTTAGGACAATACTCCTTAAAAACAGAATATGCAAAAACAAACCTAGTGAATGGACAAACATGGTATGGTTTAGATGACGATAGAGATGTAACGATAAATAAGGTTTTTAGATGTGGTATTCTAAACTCTGATTCAGAGTATATTATAATACCTAGATTAGTAAACCAAGAAACTAAGATAACAGATACGGAGTAATTATGGCGGCAGTAAGTAGCACATTCAAAGACCCTTCAGCAAATTTTGTTTGGTGGATTGAAGGAGATAAAATAGCAATAGCTACAACAGGTGGAGATGGTGGCACAACATTAACTGCTAAAGGTAATTATAAAGCTCCTATTATTGGTTCTGGTTCTGATTTAATTACAAATGGTTTGCTTATATCTTACTATGCGGAGCCAGATAAACTTACATCAATGACAGCAGCTATAGACTTAGATAATACCTTACATCCAGCTATAATACTTTATGTGAAGGCAAAAGCGTTGATGGACTCTGCCGCAAGAACTAATAATGCAGAACTAGCATCAATAAGAATGCAGTCAGCACAACTTGCAATGAATGAATATAAAGAAACAGTTCAAAAATATGGAACAAGAAGAAGGGATAAGACTGGCGGTACAAGAGGAATAGTTCCAACAAATTTGACATAAAGGAATAAGAATGGCAACATTAACTGGTAAAAAAATATCAGATACCTATAAAGACTTACTGCAAATTTCTAATAGTAATTCTGGAGTAGATGGTACTTTAAGAGATATAGAAGACGGAGAGGGTACATCAAGTATACTTCAGATTAGTTCTGCTTCTATTAATATTAAAGATGATGGAGCATTACAAATCAATGAAACTGCTGTCACTTCAACAGCTGCTGAATTAAATATATTAGATGGAGTTACAAGCACGGCAGCAGAGCTAAATATCTTAGATGGTGTTACAGCCAGTGCAGCAGATATAAACCTTATAGATGGAATTACAAACGGAACAGTAATAGCAAGTAAAGCTATTATAACAGATTCAAATAAAGATATTACTGGTGGTAGAAATATTACTATTAGTGGAGAATTAGATGCAGCTACATTAGATATTAGTGGTGATGTAGATGTTGATGGAACATTAGAAGCCGATGCATACACAGTAGACGGTGATACATTAGCAGAATACATTGCAGATACTATAGGTGCAATGGTTAATTCTAACACCGAATCGGGGATTGTCGTTACTTATGAAGACGGAGACAATACTTTAGATTTTTCAGTAGCTTCTAGCCTTAATCAAGACACCACTGGAAATGCAGCTACCGCAACAGCATTAGAAACAGCAAGAAATATAGGCGGTGTTTCTTTTGATGGTACAGCAAATATAAATTTACCAGGAGTAAATACTTCAGGTTCTCAAGACACTAGTGGAACAGCAGCTTTAGCTACAAGCATTACTGCGTCTGCAAACAATAGCACAGACGAAACAGTTTATCCTACATTCGTTGACGGCACAACAGGAACACAGGGCATAGAAACAGATTCGGGTTTAACTTATAATCCAAGTACGGGAGTAATAACTTCTACTCAATTTACAGGTGCAGTAGTTGGAAACGTTACTGGGAATGCAAGCGGAACAGCAGCAACAGTAACAGGTGCAGCACAAACATCTATTACTTCTCTTGGGACATTAACAGCACTTACAGTAGACAGTGTAAGCATTAATGGCACAACCATTGGACACACAAGCGATACAGATTTAATTACATTAGCTGATGGTAATGTAACGATAGCGGGGGAATTAGACTTAACTACTTTAGATGTATCTGGAGACGCAGATATAGACGGAACGTTAGAGGCAGATGCTATTACAGTAAATGGAAGTGCTTTAAGCTCAGTAATTGCAGGGACTACAGTATCCAATGCTACTACTGCAGCTGTTGCTACTACTGTAACAATTACTGACAATGAATCTACTGATGAAGACAATGCTGTTGTATTTACTGCGGGTGGTGATGTAGATGGTGGTAATATTGGTTTAGAATCAGATGGAAATTTAGTTTATAACCCTTCTACTGGAAGATTAACTGCAACACAGCTTGCAGGGACCTTGCAAACTGCATCTCAAACAAATATTACAGCTGTCGGAACAATCGCAACTGGTACTTGGGAAGGTACAACCGTTGCAATAGCACAAGGTGGAACTGGAGCAACGACACTAAACGATTTAATTACATTAGGAACACACTCTACAGGAAATTATGTAGCAACAATTACAGGCGGTACAGGAATCACATCTACCGCAGCAACGAGTGGCGAGGGAACTACACACAGCTTAAGTGTAGATGCTTCACAAACACAAATTACAAGTGTTGGAGCTTTAAATGCAGGTTCAATTACAAGTGGGTTCGGAGCAATAGATATTGGTTCAAGTAATTTAACTGCGGGAGGAACAACTTCATTAAAAGCAACCTCCTTTAATGAATTTGATATTACAAATGTAGGAGATATAGCACTAGATTCTATTAGTGCAGATGGAACAACAGTTAATGTTGCAATAACAGATAATACATCAGATGCTTTTACAATTAAACAAGGTTCAGATAAATACTTTGCTGTTAATACTAGTAATAGTGGTGAAAATATAGCCATAGGTACTGGAATTGATGGTTCAAGTATTACCATTGGTCATACAACATCAGAAACAACTATAGCTGACAATCTTACTATTACAGGAAACTTAAAGGTTAATGGAAGTACAGTAACACAAAATGTTGATACAATGACTATTAATGACCCTATTATATCATTACAAACAGCAGACGATGGAGCAAACTTAGGAGCAGATACCAATAAGGATGTTGGACTTGCTATGTTTTATTATACTGATTCAGCTCCAAAGACTGCATTCTTAGGATGGGATGATTCAGCAGGTAAATTAACATTTGTTCCTGATGCAAGTATATCATCTGAAGTTGTAAGTGGAAGTGCAGGAACGATTGTAGCAGCTTTAGAAGGAAATGCAGATACTGCAACATTGGCTACTACTTTTACCGCATCTGCTAATAATTCAACAGATGAAACAGTTTATCCAGTCTTTGTAGATGGAGCAACAGGAACACAAGGTGCTGAAACAGATACAGGATTAACTTATAATCCAAGTTCAGGAATCTTAACTTCTACACAATTTACAGGAGCTTTAAGTGGTAATGCTTCTACTGCTACTGCGTTAGCAACTGGTAGAGATATAAGTTTAACAGGAGATGTTACTGGTACAACTGCTTCAACATTTGATGGTACAGGAAATGTAACTATTACTGCAGTTATTGCAGCTAATGCTGTAGAAGGCTCTATGTTAAATACTAATGTTATTAGTGGTCAAACTAATATGACTGGTGATGTAGCTGATGCAGATGAGTTAATGATTTCTGATGCAGGTACTTTAAAAAGAATTGATTTTAGTGTTTTAAGAGATGCAGTTTATAATGATGTAAGTGGAGATGCTACTATAGCTGATGGAGGAGCATTAACTATTGCAGCAAATTCTGTAGCATTGGCAACTGATACAACTGGTGATTATGTACAGAATATAACTGCTGGTGCTGGTTTAGCATCAACTGGAGCAACAAGTGGTGAAAATATTGCACACACATTGACTGTAGATATTTCAGAATTTTCCGATGTACAGATTGCAAGTGGTGATAAAGTATTGGTATTAGATTCAGATGGTTCAACAGAACAATTAGAATCAATAGACGATATAGCATCGTTGTTTTCAGGTGCAGGATTAACTGCTTCTAGTGCAGTCATTAATTTAGATATAACAGGTTTTGATGCTATAGCAGAAGGTGCACTTACTGAAGCAAGTGATGTAATGCTTGTATATGATGCTGATGCAGGTGTTAATAAAAAAATTACTATAGAAGATTTAGAAGACGCTATAAGTACAGGTGGTACAGTTACTAACATAGCTACAGAAAATGGAATTACTGGAGGTTCAATAACTTCAACAGGTACACTTGGATTAGACTTTAGCACATTAACAGATATGACTGGAGATATAGCTGGAACAACAGAATTTATTTTACAAAATGGAACAACAGAATCACGTAAAGCAGCTAGTGAAATTAAATTAAGTTATTTTAATAATAATTCTGGGTGGACATCTAACGCTGGTACGGTTACATCTGTAACAGTTACTGGTGGTGATGGTTTAACAGGTGGTGGCTCTGCTATTACAAGTTCAGGCACAGCAACACTCGCAGTAGGTTCAAGTAGTTTGGCTGTAAGTTCTAATGCAGTAGACATAGCTTATAGTGCACTTTCTACTGTTGCTCAAACAATAGCAACAGGTGACAATTTAATATTTTTTGATGCATCAAATTCTAATGCTGTTCAAATAGGACCAGTAAGTGATTTACCTTTTACAAATAATTCTGGTACAGTTACTAGTGTAGTAGCTGGAACAGGTCTTAGTGGTGGTGGAACTACAACAGCAACATTAGATTTAGACTTTAGTGAACTTACAGATATGACTGGAGATATAGCTGGAACAACAGAATTTATACTTCAAAATAGTACTACAGAATCTAGGAAAGCAGCTAGTGAAATTAAACTAAGTTATTTCAATAATAATTCTGGATGGACTGCTAATGCTGGTACAGTTACATCTGTAACAGCTGGTGCTGGTATGACACAAAGTGGTACAGATACTGTTAATCCAACTTTAAATGTTATTGGTGGTACTGGTATTACTGCAAATGCTAATGATATAGCAATAGATGTTGATGGATTAACTCTTTTAAATGAAGAGCCAGCAAGTGGTGATACACTTATATTATATGATGATGATGCTTCTACTGTTAAAAAAGTTGCATTTAGTGATATAGTTAGTGGTGGTACAATCAACAATTCAAATTGGAGTGGTACAGATTTATCGGTTGCCAATGGTGGAACTGGTGTTTCTACATTAGCAGATAATTCAGTATTAACAGGTACTGGAACAAGTGCAATTACTGCAGAAGCCAATCTTACTTTTGATGGAAATAAATTAAGTATTGAAAGTTCTGAAAATGTTGTATTGGCAATGGATAGCACAAGCACTTATACTTTTCTTGATTTATATAATGACAATGATAATAGAGTTCAAGTAGGTAATGCAA